CATCAATTCAGATTCTTCAAAAACTAAAGAAGAATCCTCTTGTTGCTGGAGGTGTACTACAACGTCTTCAAAAGTTGATGACGATCAATCCAACAAATCCAAATGATGCAAAGAATGTCCAACTATTTTTACGTTTGGTCAGAGATTCGATCATGACAAAGACGGATCAGATTGTAAGAAAGTCAGTGGGAACCAATACTGGGGTGATGAGAAAGGAATTTTTGAGTGAAGCTATTACTTCTTCAGATATTACCATATTCATCAACGAATTCAATATGTTGGTTTCAGACTTGGTTGCACTAATACAACAACTACGTAATATTAACCTTGCTGCAAAACCGCAGGCAGCAGTTAAAGATGGTCACTCACTAGTTGGTAAAGGAAACGATGGAATTGGTGAAAACGATGTTTATCAGTTTACCAACAATAAGTGGTATTATTTTGGTAAGATTGATCAACTTAAAGCTACTGGTGAAACGGTAAAAGATCCAGAACTGTTAAAGGATTTGTCTATCGTAGCTGGAAATCGTGATGACTCTGATAAAGTTAAAAAAGCAAAAGATGCATCAAAACAAACTCCAAAACAGAGTTCTGAAAAGAAACCAACGACTCCTGAAAAGGACAAAGGTTCTGAAACTAAACCAGAAGAACCCAAGAAGTAATTAGAAAATAAAAAACCCACTCTTTCGAGTGGGTTTCTTTTTTATGTAGTATGAAGTTTATTCCATGTGGAAATAACGTTCCAACATCATTCCACATTCTTGATATAGACCTTGCATTTTTCTCATAGATTCATCACACTCTGCTGCCATCTTTTTGAACTCGGTGGTCATCTTTATATTCAAATACAAGTTCTTGAAGCATCTTCTTTTGTTCTTTGGATAGACCACGTTGAACAACAGGAACAGCAGTTGAATGAACTGGTTCTGGGTGAGTTGTTTCAGCAACACCGTGTGGACTTACAGCAGTAATATCCGATTGAGGAGGAGACTGCTTAGACGCTGGAATGTTTTCTAAAATCGATTTGAGTTTCATACTTTTGTATAAATAGTGATTTTCTGTCAATTCGTTTGTTAATGTATCAAAATAATCTAGTAGACCGGGATTTTTATCAGTACCCATCAAGTGACCATATACTTTTTCTAATCTATATGAATTTTCTGGTTCAGACATGCTTTTCTTTTCCAACATCCATTTGTTATCTTTGGTTCGAGCAACACGTCGAGTGAATTTCTTTTCGTCATCTAATCCATTTGGAAGAGCATCTTCTTCCATGTAGTGACCATCGTCACCAGCGTTTTCGCCGGAGAATCCCATACTAGCAAACATTTCAAGATCACATGGTTTCCAATCTTTGAGACGGACCAAATGCGGATGTGTTGATTCTTCGGATTTGGGACCATTTAGCATATGGCTAGTATGCTTCATTTTTTGAATCAAATGAGGATGTTTGCCTTCTTTGTTTGGATTGTGTTGTTGTACGATACTGCTTGTTGTATCCATATATTAAAGTCCTATTTCGTCGTTGACTTTTTTGAGAAACTCAGAAAGTAGAGCGGGATCACCTTTTGGATTGGTAAAACTATCAGATGTAATCAGTGTTACCTTAATTGGTTCTGGTTTTTCTGGTTTACCGTCCTTGGACTGTTCTGGTTTCTCGGTTGGTTCTGTTAAAGTGAAACTCTTATAAGCTAACAAATTACCCACTTTGATTTTCTTAATCACAGTGGTTTTATTGATTGATTCCATTTTACCACCATTCAATACCTGTTCGGTACTCTTGTATCTTATTTCAAAAATGTTTCTAGCAAAAGGAGTTTTGATATTAGGAACAGTTGCTGCCAACTTTTCTTCGTTTGTAAATGATACACCAATACTCAGTTTCAAATATGACTCAAACGTATTGGGAGGCAATAACGTTATGTCCTTTTTATCAGCCATAACAACTCTCTCATCTTCTGTGATTATTTCATGAAGTAGATCTTTAATGAGGTTTTTGATCTTTTCTTTTGAGTTATTAGGCATAAATCGTGATGTAGTATAAATAGACGTTAATACTATACAAATACGAAGATTTTTTAATGTTTTGTAAAAACACATATATTTATATCAAAATGCGGCAACGTCTTTGCTGCCACAATAATACAAATTCGATTGAAGTTCCTCCCCAATAACTTCAGAACCACAAGGAAAATATAATATGTCCGATCTATTAAAAGAAGCGCTTGCGGACGCCAAGGCTGTTCGTGCTACTGCTCTTGCTAATGCAAAGGTAGCTCTTGAAGAAGCATTTGGTGAACGTGTACAAGCATTGTTCGCAGAAAGACTAAAGGAAGAAGCATCCGAAGACCCTATGGCATCTGATAAACCAGTTGAGATGCACGGTGGTGAAAAACATCTTGAAGAAGATGGTATGGCTCAAGAAGACTCAATCACTGATGCTGAACTAGAAGAAATCATTGCTGAACTTGAACAGGATGCAATGGACGAAGAGGGCGAAGCACCAGTTGATCCTGCTGCCGCAGCACCTGCTGCTCCAATGGATCCAACTGCTGCACCAGCACCTGCTCCAGCAGCACCTCAAATGTCAGATACTCCAGCACCTGCTGCTCCAGTATCAGACACTCCAATGGCACCTGCTGCTCCAGCAGCTGATGCAACCGCACCAGCAGCACCTGCTGCTCCGGTAGATCCAATGGCTGCTCCAGCAGCTGACGCAACCGCACCAGCAGCATCTGCTGAAGAAGAAATTTCTCTTGAAGAACTTCTCGCTGAACTTGAAGCCGAAGAAGGTTTGAGCGAAGCCAAGGAAGACGGCGAAGAGGAAGAAAAAGACGGCGAAGAAAAAGGTGAAAAAGATGAATCCGTTTGGGAAGAACAGATTCAAGAAGTTACCTCACAACGTGATGAAGCGTTGAAGACCGTTGAGATTTTGCGCAACCAAATCAATGAAGTCAACTTGTTGAATGCCAAGTTGCTTTATACCAACAAGTTGTTCAAGCAATTTAGTTTGAACAATCAACAAAAGATGAAGGTTGTTGAGAATTTTGACCTCACTACGAGTGTACGTGAAGTCAAGTTAACCTATGCTATTATGGCCGAATCGTTTAATTTGGGTGGATCAGTTGTTAAGAAGAAAAATACAGCTGCAACTACTATCACCGAAGGTTTGGCAAGTAAGGCAGTTGCAAGTACTAAACCTTCACAACCAATTGTGGAAGGTACAAACACAATGGCAGAGAGATTCAAGACACTCGCTGGCATTAAAAAGTAATAACGTCTGAAACAAATTAAACTACAAGGAAAAATATATTATGAGTGCTGATGTAAAGTCACTTCTAACGACAAATATGAATCCTCAGGCTGAGCTTATGGCTAAGACCCGTGGATTGCAATCAAAGTGGGATCAAACTGGTTTGCTCGAAGGCCTAAACGGCGTCGAGAAGGCCAATATGTCAATCCTTCTTGAGAACCAAGCAAAGCAACTTCTTGACGAAGCTACCGCAACCGGTACTTCTTCAAACAGTGAACAATGGGCAGGCGTTGCTCTCCCACTCGTTCGCCGTGTGTTTGCTGAAATCGCAGCTAAGGAGTTTGTGAGTGTTCAACCAATGAACCTCCCAAGCGGTCTTATCTTCTATCTTGACTTCAAGTATGGAACCAACAACGGTGCCTTCAGTAAGGACACTTCAAACAACTACAGTTCACTATTCGGTGGTACCGGCACCAAGCTTGGTTCAACCGACAGTGCAACCGGTGGTCTCTACGGTGCAGGCCGTTTCGGTTATTCAATTAACGACCAATCAATCAACCACATCACCGCTACCCGCGCTGCTGTAAGTTCATTGAGCGGAGTTAACTTTGATGCAAACTATAGCGCTTCAGTTGCTGCTGGCGAAGTTTTCACTTTGACCACAACCAACTTGTACAGTGCTTCAAGTGCTGCTGGTAACGTGTTCGACGCTAACGGTGCTCGTTCATTCACCATCTCCGCTGCTAGTATCGTAACCTACTTCCCATCATTGACCTCAATCAATGGTTCAGAAGTAACCTTCGTTGTTTCCGGTTCAAACCCTGCTTCCGCAAGTTTGACTGTTAACTACAGTGTACAACCTAAGGACAGTAACCGTGGTGACTTCGAAGACAAGACCACAACCGACAGCTTGAGCTCAATCGGTATTCCTGAAGTCAACCTTGAGTTGAAGAGCGAGCCAATCGTTGCTAAGACTCGTAAGTTGAAGGCAGTCTGGACCCCAGAACTTGCTCAGGACTTGAATGCTTACCACAGCATCGACGCAGAAGCAGAATTGACTGCTCTCTTGAGTGAGTACGTTTCAATGGAAATCGACCTCGAAATCCTTGACATGTTGATCACCAACGTTCCAAGTGTAACCACTTCACGTTGGAGCGCAAAGATTAACCGCGAAATCAGCGACAGCGGTGTCATCACTGACACAACTACTGCTGGTACCGGCGGTTACTACACCAAGTCAACTTGGTTCCAAACTCTTGGTAACAAGATCCAAAAGGTCTCAAACAAGATTCACCAATTGACCCTACGTGGTGGTGCTAACTTCCTCGTCTGCTCACCAGACGTTGCAACAATCTTGGAGTCAATTCCAGGCTTCGTTGTCAACACCGATGGTGACAGCGCCAAGTTCGCAATGGGTGTAAGCAAGGTTGGTAACTTCGCAAGTCGTTTCCAAGTCTACAAGAACCCATACATGGTTGAAAACACCATCTTGGTTGGTTTCCGTGGAAATAACTTCCTAGAAACCGGTGCTGTGTATGCTCCATACATCCCACTCGTACAAACCCCATTGGTCTATGATCCAGTAGAGTTCTACGGCAAGATTCTTGTCGGCGATCTCGACCAAGTATAATCTTGGGTAGACGATAAAGTCTAAACGAAGCCCCACTCGAAAGAGTGGGGTTTTTTATTTGCGTTTTTATACCTTTCCATAAATTCATGATATTTATGGCAATATGGAAAATACAGGCATTTACAAAATTACAAATACGGTTAATGGTAAGTTTTATATTGGATCATCTAATGATATCAAACATAGATGGAATGAACACAAATCCAAGTTAAAATCCAATCGTCATATTAACACAAAATTACAAAATGCTTGGAACTTTTATGGTGAAGATAAGTTTTTGTTTGAGGTTGTAGAATCTACGGATGATAACCAATCAATTTTATTTGAGAGGGAACAACACTATTTAGATTTGTTTAAACCTTATATGAGAGACATCGGTTATAACATTTGTACTAAAGCAGCGGGAGGTGATACGATTACACACAATCCAAATAGAGAACAATTTGTTCAGAAAATGTCAACGTTATGTGCTGGTGAAAACAATCCAATGTTTGGAAGAACTCATACACCCGATGCGATTGCTCAACAAAAAGAAAAATCAAAAGGAAAATTTACGTTAGATTGGTTTATTAACAAATACGGTGAAAAAGATGGTAAAGTTAAATACGACGAACGACGCAATATACTATTGAACAGAAAAATGAACTATTCTTATTCAAATGGATTTGAAGGTAAAAAAAGAACATTCATGACCGATACAGTTCGAAACAAAATTTCGTCAAATAAAGCTAGATTAAAAGAATTAAAACCACAAATTTTGTCAGATATTCAATCAGGTCAGTATACCATTAATCAACTAGCTGAAAAGTATCAAATCAGTACAACATCGGTTAAATATTATAAACGTAATTTGAAATAATACTTATTTATATCTATGATCAAACTATCAGGAATTATTGCTGGCGAAAACTACAATCCGGAACCAATGAAATTGGTAGGTAAATGTGTAGTTAGTAAAGAACTTCAATTTCATTTGGATAAAGGATTATCTTTATGTGAAAACGTATTTCGTGCATATACTGAAAAGTACTTTGAATTGGTCAAGGAAGTACGTGATTTGTATGAACAAGATTTGATTGAAATCAATGACGACGACCTAGAGATGATTGAAAGTGATCTTTGTCAAGTGGGTATGTATGAAGGACGTGAAGTTTATCTTGATGCTCCTCTTGAGGAAGAAGAAGATGAGTTGCAGAAGTCACCGAATCAAGAGTTTGGGAACCAAGGGTAAAGGAAGATACTGGTAATATATGATCAAGTTAAAGCGATTGATTGAAAATGTAGAATGGCCTACTACCAGTCCTAACGAGAAAATTTGGTATCACGGAAGAACTGTAGACAGTGAATCGTTTTCATATGATTATGTTGGTGGAGAAAATGCACATGATCAAGAAGGACCGGGGTTTTATTTTACCAGCAATTTGAATGATGCAAGAGCATACGCACAACCCAATGGTATCATATTGAAATGTCACATTGACTATAAAAAGTTAATCATAAAAAGTGATACTTCTAGTACCAAAACCAATAAAAAGGTGTTGGTTGATTTGATTAACAATAGTCCAAATAAAGAATATACATTGTCTAACTTTGATGAAAATCCAAGAATAGCAATGATCAATGCGGTTAATGCATATTTGAGATACGAAGATGCATTTGATTCTTATCAGATTCTTGCTCGGGATTTCTATAGATATGAAGCAAAAGAGTATTTGGAGACGTTATCCAAGTATTATGATGCTCAGTTAACAACAAAAGAAGGTTCGATGGATGGACATCGGCTATATCATTTGATTGTGTACAAACCTTCGATAATCAAAGTTTTAGATAAAATGAAATATGAATAGACACGTAGAAAAAGGATGTTTAATGGCAATGGTGGAACCAACTTATGGTCCTCACATTGTTCGTATTGGTAAGACTGCAATACCTCCAGAGATATTGTATACTGATCCAAATGATCCAACATATGGTTATGATGAAGAGCCACATGTAACATTGAAATATGGATTTTTACCTGATTTGCAACGTAAAGATGTTGCTACAATATTGAAAGGCGTAAAACCATTTAACATCATTTTGAAAGCATTGAGTCAATTCAACAATGAGAATTACGACGTGGTTAAGTTTGATGTGGATAAGAACAATCAACAATTGATGGAGTTGAGAAACAGATGTGATCGATTGCCAAACGAAGATAGTTATCCTGATTATCATCCTCATATGACACTTGCGTATGTTCAAAAGGGTAAGTTTCCACATACCAAAGACGGATTGAATATTGTTATTCCTATTACCCGATTCAAATACAGCGGTCCACAATGGACAATGAACTTCCAATACACCTTGAAAATACGTTATTTATACCAAAAGAAACATATCACAGAGTTATTAAAGGAACTGGTAAACTTATTGTAAGAATAACAAAACTGTGAATATTTATAAGGTATGATTCATGAAAGTTATCAGATTTTTGCACAATTGCTGTTGGAAGGAGTCGATTTTAACGACCCCTGTCTTATTTTCAGAATAAGTCCACCAAACGCAAAAATCGATCATTATAATTTTTCGTTGAGATCTGGATACACATGTCCTTTTGCTAAAAAGTGTTTGACTAAAGTTGAACGTGATCCAAAGACAAAAACATCTAAGTTGAAACGGTCACCTAGTTCTGAATTTCAATGTTTTTCTGCAAGTCAAGAGTTAATGTATCCAGATGTTTATTTGCAAAGAGAATATAATGAAAATTTAGCAAAAGCCCGTTTGAAAAGTGGTGGTCCGGTTGCTTTTGCAAAATCAATGATTGCTGCAATTTCTGAAAATTTACCACGTAGTGCTAAGTATTTTAGAATTCACATTGGTGGGGACTTTTTTAGTAAGACATATTTAGACGGGTGGATTTTGGTTGCCAAAGCATTTCCAGATATTGTTTTTTATGCATACACCAAGAGTTATCCATATTTTAAAGATTTGTCATTGCCTGTCAACTTTTTGATTACACATTCTTTGGGAGGAAAACACGATGGTGAAATCAAACAAAAGGGTTTGAAATTTGCAGCAGTGGTAATGTCACCGGAAGAAGCTGACAGTTATGTATGGAAAGACAAAGCTGGTGGTGAACATACTGGGTTGGAAATCGATCATGATGATACTCATGCTTATAAAGATGATAAACCGTTTGCGTTATTGATTCACGGAATGCAAGCAGCAGGATCACCAGCATCCAAAGCAGTTAGTGCGTTGAAGAAACGTGGAATTAAAGCTGGATATTCCAGAACCGACATGAAACGACTTCCTACTGGGGAGTTACCTAAATAAATTTAAATCAAATGAGTGCTAATTTAGACCAAGATAGAGTAAGATGGCCCGGCAGCGGTAGTTCTGTGCCGGGACGAACGCCATTTGGGTTTTACGACACTGATGCTCGTTTTGTGGCCGATTGCAGTAGCAGTGCGGTCTGGGCAGCGATCCGTTTGGGTTATCCCATCGAAGACATCGAAATGATCGATTTGAACTTTTATGCAGCATTTGAAGAAGCTGTAACAGAATATGGTTCACAAATCAATCAATTCAACATTCGTAACAATTTGTTGTCACTGCTTGGACAATCTACATCAACCGTAGTTAATGGACGTTCTATGACGGGCGATCCGTTGCCATATGTGATTAAGTTGTCAAAGGGATACGGCAGTGAAGTGGGTGTGGGTGGTAATGTTGATTGGAAGAAAGGTAGCATCGATGTTGTTACCGGTCAACAAACATACGATTTACAATCATTGTATGAACAAGCATCTGGATCTGGAAATCGTATCGAAGTGAAACGTATTTTCCACCATGGTCCTCCTGCATTTGCTCGTATTTATGATCCATTTAGTATGACCGGTATGTCATACAGCAACGTGTTGAATGAAATGGGGTTTGCTGGATATAGTCCTGCTGTTCAATTTTTGATGACACCGATTTTTGAAGATTTGCTTCGTGGTCAAGCAATTGAGTTCAACGATATGGTTCGCAAGAGTAGTTACAGTTTTGAAATTGTGAACAACAAATTGAAGTTGTTTCCAATTCCAACCAACAACTACAAAGTGTATTTTGAGTATGCGTTGGAAAGTGATAGAGATGCAAATCTATATTACACAGGTTCCTCAAATACACCATCTGGTAGTATACCTGATCAAATTTCTGACTTTAGTAATGTTCCATATGAGGATGTTATCTATAGCAAGATCAATGCTCCGGGCAGACAATGGATACGCAAGTATTACTTGGCATTGTGTAAAGAAATGTTGGGTGCGATTCGTCAAAAGTATAGTACCATTCCAATTCCGGGTGGTGAAGTTACTTTGGATGGTGCTGAACTACGTAGTGAAGCAAGCACTGAAAAAGAGGCTCTACTCACACAACTTCGTGAGATGTTGGAAGCATCATTGCCTTCAAAGTTGATTGAAGAACAAGCAATGAAAGCTGACAAGAGCACTGAGATTTTGAAAAAAGTTCCAATGATGATTTATATAGGATAATCTATGGCATCACTAAGAGGAAGATATTTTAGCGCTCGTGACATCAATTTTATCAATTCCATCAATGCTGAGTTGATGGGTGATATTATTGAAACGTTGGTCACTGTTTTTAAGATTGCTGCATCTGAGACCAAAGTTAACTTGTATGGTGAAAGTGCACCATCTGAGGGTAAGACTTTTTATCCCGGCATTGACATTAGTTGTTTGATTGACCGTGGCGATATTAGTGGTGAAGATGAAGGATTTGGACCGGATCGTGATCAAACGGTGGTGTTCAAGTTTAGAGAAAAGATGTGTCAACAGGTGAACTTCTTTCCACAAATTGGTGATATCGTTTTCTTTAATGATCGTTATCACGAAATCGACAACGTAGTTCAAGAACAATTCTTGGGTGGACAAGATACCAAGAGTCACAGTTTTATTTGCAATACTCACTATAGCAGATTGAGTAAACTAAACATTTGAGATCAAGACAAGTTCAAGAACTTTACAATTACGTTGCTCGATATTGATACAGCCATATTTGAATATATGGATAAAGTCATCAACTTGACTGTTGAAGACAATGGTGAAAACGTAAAAGTTCCAATGTTTTATGGAAGTCCAGAACGTTGGAAGTCTATTCAAACAGATGGTGGAATTCGTGATAATCAAGGCAAACTTCAATTGCCTGCTATCATGTACAAGAGAAATACTGTTGCTAAAAATCAAAATTTGGCAACATTGAATCGTCATTTGGACATTCAAGTTGTTAAAAAGTTTGATGAAAAAAACAAATACGACAAGTTTTCTTTGTTGACAAGTGCAAGTGCTCCAGTTGCTCAAATCTTGAATGTTACGATGCCTGACCACGTAACATTGACTTATGAGTTTATGATGTGGACAGAATATGTCGAACAAATGAACTCATTGATTGAAAAGATCAATTTTGCTGCTGAAGAATATTGGGGTGATCCAAAACGATTCAAGTTTAGAGTTTACATCAATGATTATTCCAATACCACCGAAGTAAATTCGGGTAAAGATAGAATGGTACGAACAACATTCAATATGACTGTTCAAGCCTATCTGTTGCCAGATTCATTTGAGAACAAGAAACTTACTACCACAAAAACTCTTACTCAACGTAGAGTTATTGTTACCAGCGAAGTTGTTTCTGGTACCGAAATGGCCAAAATCAACAAAGAGGTCAGAGAAAACTCATACAAGAAGCCTATACCATATCACTACGTTAATCCGATGGTTGAAGATGGTACTGAACTTGCATCACCTACATTTAGTTCGTGGAATGAGGATTTGTCTGCTCAACAGGTTGAAACAATTATTCAGACATATCAATCCACTGTGTTTTACAATAATCCAGTTTGGTATGCTGCACCAAATACACCATATGACTACGGTCAAGAAGGTTGGATGGCGTATGATGAAAACTTCCATTACATTTATATCAATGGTAGATGGTTGCGTCAACCAATTGCAGTTTGGAATGCTGATGTAGGCATACAACAAATGAATGCTACATTTCAGACGTATCAAATCGATTTGTCGGGCACTTTGAATGATCCAAATGTTACTTGGCATACACCACCCACATCACCCAACGATTATGGTGAAGAGGGATGGATGGCATATGACAATGAATTTCATTACATTTATTCAAATGGTGAATGGCTACGTCAACCGTTAAACAACTATGAAATTTAAAACGGTTTTTTTAAACAATTAATATATTTATAAAGAGATTCAAGGTTCACTTATATGCCTACACTAAATCCATATTCTATAATTTTACATCAAAGGGACGCTGCTAATACGACGTTTGAAGAACAGTATTTGTCAGGTTCACGTCTGATTATTCAGACGGATGCTACCGGTAATGTGGTTGCGTCAGGCTCAATTGATGCTGCTCCAATTGGTCAAAACATTCAAGCAGCTGGTAGTTTTACCACCTTGACCGCAAGTCAATTGACTCAGTTGCAAGCTCTTAGTGCATCAGGTACTAATTTGAGTGGTAACTTGACACTTGCTGGTGCAAATCCAAGTTTGACATCAACGAGTGGTGGTAATTTGACTGTTTCTACAACAGGAAATTCGTCAGTATACATCAACAACGTACAATTTAGTGGCAGTGGAATTGTGGTACCAGGCAACTTGACTGTTCAAGGTGCAATGACCTACATCAGTTCAAGTGTAGTTGATATTGGTGATAACCGTATTCGTTTGAATGTATTGACTCCGAGCCAACGTTATGGTGGATTGGATGTAGTTGACAGTGGAAGTTTGAATCAAGCAACCGCATCATTGTTGTGGGATAGTCAAAACGATTATTGGTTCATTAGTGATTCTGCTAATCCGTTAGTTACCAACAAATTGATGGGTGGTCCTACTGGTTCATTTGGTTCTGAGAACAATTTGACCTATGGATATTTGCCACGTGCTCAAACTGGTGATACTCTTGAAAACTCGTTGTTGTTGGAAAATGGATATTCATTGAACTACAACAGTGGTCAGTTTATTGTTAATGCTTCTACTGGAAATACCACGATTGCTGGTACATTGGGTGTAACTGGATTAACTACTTTGGGTCAAGTATCTGCAAGTAACATTACTGCTGCTACTGCAAGAATCGGTGGTACTGCTCCAAGTACAACCAATGATGTGGGTATTCCGGGTACGATTAGATACGACAATGATTTTGCTTACATTTATACGAATGGTAAGTGGAAACGTACATCGTTGGCGGTATTCTAACTTGTGAACTAAAAGTGATAAAAGACGCCCGAGATCTAAATCTTGGGCGTTTTAGTTTATATTGGATGTAATTATATTAAGTTGATATTTATTAGGTATGCCAAGTCCATATGATCAAAACGATCTGATACTGACTCAGAGAAATTCAAGCGATACGCATTTCAATGAAGTTAGAGTCGCTGACGTTCCCAACACTGTTCTTAGCTTTGACGGAAGTTCCACAATTCGTACTTTAGCGTATTCTCAAAATGATGATTCCGGCAGTCTAATTCAGAGAGACAGTTCAGGTGATGCTGCAATCGGTAGCAGATTGTATTTTACAGACGCTTCTGCTAATAATGGTACTACGGCATTGATTGGATTAAATGCGTCAACTGCACGTGATTTTGCGATCTATGACTATGCAACTGGTGGTGGATATCTATTAAAACTATACAGTGGATCAAAAGATGCTGAAATTTTCGGGGGTCTGATTCAGAATGGTACTACACGAATTGATTCTGCTGGCAATGGTTATTTCAACAATTTAAGTGCAAGTTCAGTCAATGTTGATGGTTCGTTGACAGCGTTGAATAACACTTCATCGTTTGGATATATTTCAGCATCATATCTTGAAATTAACGGCAATCAGGTTATTGATGGTTATTTACAACTGGATCCGGTCATTGCCAATATACCATCAAACGTTACTAGTTCTTTCATTTATGTTAGTGGAAGCACCAACGACTTGTATTTTACTCAGAACAGTGGTGGTTATGCAAATACTACTCGTCTTCGTTGGTTAGAAGGTAACATGTATACTGGTCTATTGAAAGGTGCTACACTTTCAAGTGGATCATCAACTACATTTAATGTAAGTGCAGGCAGTGGTATTATTGTTACATTAAATGCTAGTACTACACAAGAGCCATATCCAACTATTAAATATGTAAACTGGAATGCGTTGACGAACCAACCATTGACATATTTAACGTCATCAATTCAGACATTTATCGGAATCGATAGCAACGGAAATATTGTTCAACAAACAGAACCTTGGAACAATGGACAGTATAACGATACAATTTCACTAGGCACAATTCTTCACCAAAACAAAACAACGATCAATGCATTTATTGCATATCCAAATGTTGCTTATGGTTACAAACAGAGAACCTATGATTTCATAAAAGCATTTGGACCTTTGAAATTATCGGGTCTTGATATTGTTACATCTGGTTCACTAGGATTGAACGTTGCTACAGGTACCGCTTGGGCAGATGGTAGAAATTATCAAAACGATCCTAATAATCCGAGTTATATTACTGATACCGGAACCAGTGTATCAAAGATTTTCAGATACTATCAATCTGGTTCTTCGTTTATACAAGATACAAACGGGGGACTTGGTTACACTGAGATTGATCCGACACAATATAATAATGGTGGCACTCTTACTACTGTAATTGGTAATAATCCAAATAACTCATTGTGGTCAATTCAAAGAGTGTTTTGGTATCCAAATAGTGCAACTAAAGGCATTGTTGTTTATTATGGTAATGCACAATATTCAAGTTCTGCAACTGCTATTTCTAACTTGAATTATGAAACGTTTAAAGAAACACCAAATACTCAACAAAACGCTGTTTATCTAGGTGCATTGATTGTTAGAAAAGATGCAACGTGGTCAGATTTCAATTCATATCAAGTTCTTCCTGCTGGATTGTTTAGAAGTATTGGTGGAACGGGTGGAGGTGGTAGTGTTGTTACTACACGGTTGAGTGATTTGAGTGATGTTAGTATTAATGCTCCTGCTGCGTTACAACCGTTGGTATATGATCACATCATCAATAAATGGGTAAACAATTCTTCTATTAATGCAGATCTTACTGGTAGTGTTCTGGGTAATGCTGCTACTGCTACAACTGCAAGTTTTGTATCACCAAGTGGAAATGCGTTTATACAAGGCGGTAACAGTTTTGGTTCTACTGCGGTAATTGGAACAAATGATACGCACAGTTTACACATTGAGACAAGTGGATCTACGAGAGTCGCTGTGACGGTGGATGGCAAGGTGGGTGTCAATACTGTGTCACCAACGTACAATTTGGAGGTTAATGGAACGTTTGCTGCTAACAGCAAGAGTTTCAAAATTGATCATCCTACCAAAGAGGGATACAAACTTATTTATGGTAGTTTGGAAAGTCCTTATCATGGTATACGTTTGACTGGCAAGGGAACTGCTGTTAAAGGATATGGAAAGGTGGTATTGCCTGAGTATATTTATAAATTGGTTCGTCATAATGATGTCAATATTCAGTTGACAAATATCAGACACAGTAGAGTTTTGTATGTAAACGAAGTAAATGTCAGTGAAAATTACTTTGTAGTTGCATATGACAAACAAATGTTTGACGGTGACAAGACCTTTGAATTTTATTGGGACTTTACTGCTGAAAGAC